GCCGTCAACGATATAACCACTGGTTTTCAGCTCGCGGAATTTGGCATTGATACCGGAAACGATGTCGCGAATGAGGGTCGGGGTAATGGGTTTATCCATCGCCCACGCGTGCGCCTCCGCCATCGTGTCGGCCAGTACCTGCGCGGTGCGGGTGTAGTTCTCAAACAGGAAAAGCGGATCATCCGAGCAGGTACGGTTTCCCCAAAACTTGAAACCATCATTGCGGATAAGCGTGGTGACACCGGCCTGATTCAGCAGGTTGGCGTCGGTCGCCGGTTCCTGCAAATCCCACGATACTGAGGCACTGACGCCGGTCACACCGTTAACGCCAACGTTAGACAGGGTTTTATGCCAGCCGACCGTCTGGTCGATTTTGGCACGCAGGCCGAGCGCGCGCGCCGTCGCCCAGGCTGTCGCAGTCGCGTTCGCCGTGGTGTCCCATGCCAGAAAATCAGGGAAGATGACCATCAGCTCACGCTGGCTGAAATTCTCGCGGTAGTCGATGGCCTCGGAAATGGTTTTACAGCCCCATGCGCTGACATAGCCAAAGGCGCGCAGGCTCTGACAGGTGGACGCGAGTGCGGTCGCCACCTCCTGTGAATCCAGCCCCGGCACGCCGAGAATCCGTGGCTTAACGCCGGTGACGGTTTTCGCCGTCAGCAGGGCTTTCAGCCCGGTATATTTGCCGTTTTCGTCGGTGGTGCCGATGATATTAGAAATGGTCTGTTTGTGCGCCGCCTCGGGGTTCTCCGGATCTTCAATACCTTCGGCCACACGCACGGCCACGATGACCGGCTTGCACTGGTCAGCGATAGCCTGCAGGGACGCCGACAGCGAGCCCTGTTTACCGGCCTTACCGATAGCGCTCTGCACGTTCGTAATGAGCACCGGCTCATTGAGGAGAAATGTTTTTTCGTCAGCATCGCTGGCCGTGCAGACCATGCCGATGATGGCCGTCGAAACGGTGGAAATGGTGCGCACGCCATCGTTAATCTCGATGACCTGCACGCCGTGATGATAGTCACTCATCCGTTTAACTCCGTGGTTAAGGGGTGAGTGATATTTTCTGTTGTGTGGCGGGTGCGGGCTATTTGTCAGGGTTGGCTAAGGTCTGACACAACGACGGGAAAGGAAAAGGCGGGCAACTGCCCGCCAGATGTCGGATCAGACTGGCAGCGGCGGCCATTCAATATCCGGAGCATCCTCCGGCTGGATGCGGCTCAGTAAAACACGGTATTTTTTCCATGCAATGAGGTGCGTTTTTTCATCGTCGGTTGCCATCTCCAGATCAACGGAGTCCTGTAATGTCGCAACCGCAGTATTGGCCTGTTTAAGAAGCCTGTTTTTGTTGTTTTTCGCAGCCTCTGTCAATGCATTACGTGCAGCATCAGCATCATCAACCCATGTTTTACCATCCCATTTCTGCCACGGGTTTTCCGGCACAACCGGTGTTGTTCCTGCCGGATACTGACCCGGCTCGGTTATCTCCCTCTCATGACCTGTTTCGGTGTCATAGACAACCTCACCCCGGTGGTCTTCAGTGATAGCCCAGCAACCATTTTCAGTGTCATAAACCGGAATAAATCCGTCTCGGGTTTCCGGGGGCTTTTCACTGGTGCAGCAGGCGGGCAATCCGGTAAATGCCGGTATCAGGGCGTCACCTTTTCCAATAAATTCACAGGTGTCTGCACGAAAGTTATACACAGTGATAGTCCGGCTTTCTCCGGTCATTTTAAACGTCATTATGCGAGTCTCACGATATAGTTAAATGCGATGTTTTTGATGGTGTTTTCTGCATTACCCGACGCGGCGATCGTAATGGTGTGACCGTGTGCGCCAATAGCAACGGAGTGCGAGTGTGCGCCAATCCCGACATTATGATTGTGGGCACCAATCGCCACGGTATGCGCGTGATTACCTGCAGTTGATGTTGTTTTCGTTCCCGTCGCTATTTCGTTACCGTCGGCGGCCTGTCCCCCGGCCTGATCTCCCCGGTGTACGGTAAAAGTGTGCGCATGGTTGCCGGTTGCATTAGTGGTTTTTGTCCCGTAGTCAAAGGTCGTGGTGGTTTTCGTTCCGTGGTCAAAAGCACTGGTGGTTTTCGTCCCTAAATCGGTGCTCGATGCGCTGGCACCGTGGGCGTGCGATTTAATGCCGTCCTGCTCCTGAGACAAAATAGCGCGCCCACTTGCGGGTTTACCTTTGATTGTCCAGCCCCGCATATCAGGAATAACACCCGATGGGTACACCACAGCAAGCAGCGGATACGCGGCTTTATCAAAAGTTTGTCCCTGCATGACGGCATAGCCAGCAGGAACACTGTCAGACGGCCACGCAACGGGAGCGCCTACCGGAAAAACATCATCAGGCGTCCACGGTGTCCATGCGCCTGTTGAATACTGACTGCGCGAGTAGCTCCGGGAGCTGTTATAAACCCGGTATACCTGAGTCACTCCGGCATTTTTATAAATGACCAGCGTCCCGGCGTTATTTTCAGGGTAATGTCTGGCGGCTGAGGTATTAGAATTCGCTGGCTGAAAGTAAATACCCGGCGTTTTAAGGGTGTCTAAATCCTCCGTTACCAGCCCAATAGCCTGGTCGTCGAAAATATCCTGCGAGGTAACACTGGTGTCAGCATTCAGGGAGTGTCCGTTAATTTTGCGCGAGGAAGGAACGCGGCCATCAGCATTATCATTCGCCGCTTTCACCGCTTTTGGCGTTGCGGCGAGCGTCTCAGACACGCTGTCGATGGCGCTACTGAGCTGAACAATCCCTTTCTGCGCCGTGGTCGCATCCTGAGCCGAGTATTTACCTTTCGCAAGGTCATACGCCGCCTTAACCGCTTTCGGTGTCGCGGCGAGCGCCTCAGACGTGCTGTCGGTCGCACTGCTTAACTGCGTGAACCCTTTTTCTTTCAGCGTGGCGTCAGGATGGCGGCGGGACTGCTCATGCTCTGCGAGTTTGTCGTCGACATAATCCTGCGTCGCCATCACCAGCGTGGTATCGATGGACAACTCGACCGTGTCGATATCACTCACCATGATCACCATACGCAGCGTCTGCGCACGACCTGATCCTTCCGCCAGCTCGGGTTTGTAGCTTTCGGCCATATTGCCGACCGCAATCAGCGTGCCGGTGTCATCGTAAAGCCCCATTTCACGCAGCCAGAAACCGCCGGTCTCCGGGGGGATCACCAGCTCCGCCACGACATAATTTTTATGTTTTTTGTCCTGGCTGATTTTGTTCAGGACATGACGCCAGACCTCATTGACGAGTTTTGTCTGGCTGGCGTCCGGTTCGGGCAGTTTTCCGCCGCCGTCCCCGACGGCCATCACAGCAAAATTGACTTTCTTCCCGTTCGGGAGCGTCGCCGCCGCCAGTTTTTCCGCACCGGCTCGGGTGATAACGGTTTTATATTTCACTGTCATTGTGTTCTCACTTATCCGGGGTAAACCGTGATGATGTCGCCGTCCCAGGTCAGGGCTCCGGTGAAGAGATAACCCGGTATGTCCTGGATAATATTCAGGCCAATAAGATGGCGGCTGGCTGGCTTTGCATCGGCAATCAGCCTTTCCATTTCGTAATACATTTCCTCGGTGATACCGGTCTCCAGCACGCCGATATCAAGGCGAAACGTGCCCGGGGGGTCGTTCGTCTCCCACCACTCCGTCACGTTAATCAGATACCCGAGCGGCTCGACCACACGACGCACCGCACCTATCGTCCCTTTATGCGCATGGATAAACCACGTGCTGCGGATAACCTCGCGTTTGGTTTCTTCCGGCCAGCTCTCATCCCAGCGATCAACCGAAAACGCCCAGGCCAGCCACGGCAGCAGATTCGCGGGGCAGTTGTCAGGGTTCCATAGACGACGCAGCGGGACGGGCGTATTTTCGATATCCGCGCAGGCGCGCGCCGCCGCCACCTCAAGCGGCGACGAGCCCACCGGCAGCAGACGGGTATCACTCATCGTTGCCCCCGATGTTTACGCTGTAAGCAGTGCAATATGACGCCTGTGTCTCATTGAGTACGATGTCAGCGACCGGCGCGACAAGTTCGACACGCTGCACCCCCTCGACGTAAAGCGCGGCATAGATGGCAGACTTGCGGATATCGCGCCCGAGCCGGTGCTGCGCGTTGATATAAGCCTGCAGCTTCGCTTTTGCCGCACTGAGCACCGGCTCGCTTTCGGGGCCGGGATAAAGATAAAGCGCGGCATCGATGGTGTAGTCGACAATGACCGCCGACTGCACGGTCACGCGGTCAGCAACCGGCCTCACATCCTCATCGTTGAGAGCATTACGCACCACGGCGAGCAGTTCCCCGGATGCCGCGCCGTTATTCTCCCGGGACAGTACCGACACGGTCACGCAGGCAGGCTGCGGGCTGATAACAGAAATATCGGCGACCCGCCCGTCAGCACTGCGGCCATGAAACTGATACGCACCGGTCGACCCGGCCACGCTCATTCCCTCAAAAGCCTGTTGAATTCGCAGACGGTAATCGGTGTCCGATTCCATGACGGCAGGCGTTGGCGGCAGCGTGGTCTCATCAGCAGGCGTAATAACGAGACGCTCAACATTGTAATTTGCGCCGAGGTTATCAAGGTCATGACCGGCAGCGTAAGCCAGCATCACCGCCCGTGCCGACTCATTCACCCGCTGACGCCAGATAATCTCCCGATAAGCATTTTCCTGCAACAGCTTCACAATCGGCTCAGATTCAAGCGTCAGCGTACGCGCTACCGCGTCCTGTTGCTCTTCGGGATAGAGTGAGACGAGCGTCACCTTTCGCTCTGTCAGGATGGTTTCATAATCCAACTCTTCCACAACATCAGGTGCGGCGAGCTGGCTCAGGTCAACAATAGCCATAACGTTTAACTCAGTGGAAGGGTGATAGAAAAAGGCTGGCCTGATGCCGAACGCGTGCCGGTCATATCGACGTACATCGCGCCGTCATCCTCTCCGCGTTCAACGGTGATGGTCGACAAACTGACGCGCGGTTCCCACCTCTGGATCGCGGAGTAGCACGCGGCCATAATCTGCAGACGCAGCGCCGGGGTCTGCGGCTGGTCAATCAGTGCAGACAACAGCGAGCCATATTCGCGGCGCATGACGCGCGAGCCCACTGGCGTGACCAGAATGTCGCGCACGCTTTGCCTGATGTGCTCAACTTCAGAAATACTGAGGCCGGTCTGGCTGTTCATTCCCAGATAACGCACCGTCATTTGACCCCCTTCGTCCAGTTTCCGCCCGGCTCCACGCCACCATGATCGTGGGCATCGACCTGCACGCCGTTTGAGGTAAATTTCCCTTCGGTGTGCTCGATGTTCCCCGACATCGTCCCGCCTTTTTTCACCTCGAGCGTGCCGGTGATGAGCTTGTTGGTACACACCACCTCGGGAGTATCGAGGGTAATGCGGGTTTCGGCTTTCACTAGCACCACCGGCACGATGGCGGTAATGGACTCCGACGCGGTAACGTCGGCGGTTTTAATACCGGATACGGTGAGCGCCCCGTTTTCGGGTTCGTACTCGATAACCGCCCCGTCAGGAAAAGTGACGTGAAACGCATCGGACGAGGCCGACGGCGCAGGATGGTCATCAGAGAAAATGCCGGGCAGCACAAAGGCTGTGTCCAGCTCGCCACCAATGGCAAGAATGAGCACCTGCTCGCCAACAGAAGGAGCCCACCACACCCGCGAGCGGCCGGCGCGGCAGGTCAGCCAGTTAAGCCAGGTGGTTTGCATCCCGCCGGTCTGTACACGACAAAGCCCCTCGACGGGGTCGACGTCGGTCACAATGCCGGTGCGGATAAGGTTGCGGATCGCCCGAGCGATTTCCTGTAAAGAATTTAAATTATTCATGTGGAAAGGATGCCGACTGGAAAGGCTAGTGGCAATCAAGTGGAGTTTTATGGGAGATGAAACAACAATTATCAGCTTTAAAATATCAGTATAATTCATCCCATTAGATTAATGAGAGCCACATAAAGGATTTATCAAATAGCAAAACTTAGAAATGAAATAAATCTCATAGACATTTCATCATGATATAAAATTATTTTCCGAACCCTTACCAAAGCAGATATGGGGCTAAATTATCAAACAGCCCCACGAATATTAAAACATTATTTTCCACAAACCATATTATCTATCGCAGCCATATAGGATACAAACAGATCTACATAACCACTTACGTCAGTGAGACTAATATCATTTGCATTGTCGTTATGATGAATAATGTTATTTCTCTTTACAACCACTGCATTCACAACATCCTTATTCGCATTAAATTCCGCCGAATTCAAAAGATTAACACCCAAATAAGAAAATGCCTTAATCGTCTTGTAAGGATTACCAGACAGGCTATCCGACACCTCACTTTTCTCAACCTTTAAATCAGCATCTATATATTTCAACTCCTTATCTTTAACATCTTTTTTGACTCGCCAAAGCAAAAAATTGTGTGGCAAGCAGGCTGCTTTGAGCCTGCGATTGATGGTATCGCAGTGCCATGTTGCAACCTCAGTCAAATACGACTCTAAATAAGTGCAGAGTGTAATAAGATACGATTTAACAAAAAAATTAATGTTCTTATTGAAGAATTCATTTTCCTCAAGGATAGCCTGTTGCTCCGTCTCCTTAATAATTTCTTTTAAGGATAAAAATAATGAACGATATCCATCATAGTATTCAGTATTTTCCATCAATAACTTCCTTAAGAAGTGCCACCCAACTAGCCCTACGCTTCATCACCGAACTCTTATTCTGTAGCCCACCTGATAAAGTTTTTTTGAACTCAGCACTTGAACAAAGAGTAAACCAAGCATTCCGTATTTGTTCGGACTTTTCATTTACAATATCATCATTTAACTTGCCAATTGTAGGCATTAAAATGTCATAATGAACTAACCCTTTACGTTTTCTCCTAACTGTAGGGTTTGTAAATACATCTTCACCAAATATTTTTTCACACTTAGATAATGATGTTTTGAATCTCTCCCTCATAATATTCAGTTCATCATCTTTTAAGTCTGAAAATTTTTCCATATGATCATCCAAGAATTCTTTCAAGGAGCTATCAAAGTAATCAAAAAAGTTATCTTCATAAAATGCAAAAAAACGCAAAACTTGTTCGTCTGGCTCACGACTATCTCTTTTTACTGTAGTTGTTTCCGCCAAACCAAAATTTTTAATGGCATCAATATTACCTAACTCTTCTAATAATTCATCAAACCCTCCCGGATATAACGCATGTCTTATTTCTTGATCAGAAAGTTTAACTGCCCCCTGATTGAGTCTAGAAAATATCTCTCTTATTAATTTTTTGGGATTTTCTTTTCTTAGAACAATGCATCTTATTGTTGTCGACTCTAACTCTGAACGTAGAGATCCTAATTCAGAAAACTTTTTCCCTTCAAGCTCTTTAAATGTAGTCATTCCCTCCAAAGCGAACTCGTCATCAAAAAATTTCTGTATTGTGGTTAATCGCTGAACACCATCAATTACAATATGATTGCCGCTATCATCTTCTGCAAAGTAACAAGATGGAAGAGGAATACGCATTAAACAAGATTCAATGAATTTTGAAGATCGCAGCCATCCGTCCTGATCCCATTTGTACTTTCTTTGAAAGTCTGGATTCAGTTTTAGTTTGATGGGATTGGACTTCATCCTAGAACATAAAGTCTCAAATGGATAATCTATGGGGAATAAATTCAATGTTTTATCATCGTTAGACATGCTTCAATCCTTGTAAGTAAAAGCTTAAAAAATCAACGAGGTAGCAGACAACAACAATATTTACCATTTTTTATGATTAAGGTCAAAAGGTCGGTAAGCTAGGATTCGTCTTATGAGACTTGCAACCGTAAATAGTCAATTTAGATGTTCAATAACCAATTTTTCAATCAACAAATTGTCTCCAAAGTCAACACCAAGCAACTGCCGTTCTGGGTATTGCACGTCCTGAGCATGTGGGTTTGGCCGGTCTTTAAGTCCGAGCTGATGAATCTGAGCAATACGTTGCACCTTGCCGGTAAACTCGACCACCGCTGCATCATCGCGGCCTCTGGCTTTCATGTAGCGGTTCGTTCGCAACTTCTGAAACATCGTCCGCTTAATACGCCCTTTCTTCGCTCTGAGCGGCTGGCGTTTTCGCGCCTGATACGGCGTGCCATCAGGCGCTTTTTGCTGTTTGATGCGTTGCTGTTGCGATCTGCGCAGTTGCTTTGCTATTTCAGCGGCCAGCTTACGCCGACCCGCCGGTGATATTGCCGCAATCAACCCCGCAAGTTTGTCATCAAAAGGCTTAAATTCATTCATCCCACTTACTCACCAGCTCGCCATTGATATACAGCTCAGTCGGTCGCGTGACAGGCTCAGGTAATGGCGGTTCAGGCGCATAGCTGACGTGTAACGCGCCGTTTTCATCTCTGACGAGGGTGCGCTCGGTGAGTTGCAGGCTGATACTGATATCCACATTATCACCGTCGTTTAAATCCATCTGGAATCGATAGCCCTTTTTGCGCCCCTCATCCAGCGTGCAGATATCCGGCTGGTTCTCACGCAGCCACACCGCCACCGGCACGAAAATCAGGTCAGGGTCGCCCACAAAATCGCAGACAATCACATTCAGGGTGTAATTCTTTTCATGAGACAGCGAGTCTGCGAGACGCGCATCGATATTCCCCTCATCGGCAAAGATGCGCATCATCTCGGGGTTATTCAGGATCTGAGGGACGGCGTCATTCAGCGCTTTGCGCAGGCTTTTCATTTTCTGCATCGATTTTATCCTGACAGTCTTTGATGGTTTCGACCTTAATTGCACAGGCGGTGAGCGCGTGCTCAAGCCTCCGAATATCGGCACTCAGATCACCGTTATTGACGGGGTCGCTTCCCGGCATCGGGCAGAGACTCACCTTCGGGCAGGCGTTGTAAACAACGGGCGGCGGAGGCGCAGCCCGTTCGGATGTGCAACCGACGCACAGCATCAGGCAGCTTATCGCTGTACCAGCGGCGTAACGTCTCGTTTTCATTCATCAACCTCGTTATGGTTTCTTCCCGCTTTACCGCCTGCTCACCGGCAACGGCCAGCTCATCACCGAGCCTGACCTGCGCATCCTCATTCGCACTTGCGATTCGCTGCGATACGGCAAGCTGATTTTTCAGCATGCCAATCGTCGTCTTTTGCTCGCTGGCAACGCGGCTCGCTTTCTCAAAAGACCGGGATAAGTTCACGTTATCGTGGCGCAGCCACAGCACCATGGCGAGCAACCCTGCCAGCAGAATCATCAGCACTTTCATTGCATCCCCTTTACGCAGTAAGCCCGCTCCCGCGCACGGCGGTTCTCCAGCCCTTTATTTTTTGTGCCGTTGACATACACCCAGCGGGTGAGCTGGTCGCATGCCTGCCACCACTGGTGACGCTTGATATAAGAGACCAGAGTCGACCGACAGGCCGCACCGGTTCCGACGTTAAACGCAAAACTGACCAGCGAGTTATAGACGCGCGGTGGCATATCCACCGGCACACAGACCGCGAGCCGTTGCTCGACGTTGAGCACATCGGCAATGAGATTCTCCGCCGCGCGCTGTTCGGTAATATCCCCTTTCGGGACCACCCCGGCAGTGTGGCCGATGCCCGACGTCCACACTCCCGCGCTGCACTGGTAAGGTGTCAGGCGACATCCTTCGAGGTCGGCAATCAGTGCCAGCCCCTCGGGCGAGGTGTTAAGCAGACGAAAATCAGGCACCAGTGCCGCCAGCGCCAGCACGGCGGCCACACTGCAGCGTTTAATGATTGAGCTCACGGGCAGCCCCCTTATCGGGTCCAAGTGAGGTCAGGTAGCGGTAGGTTTTACGCTTAAACCAGTAATTCGTCAGCGCGGTAAAAATGGCGCAGGCACTCCCCACATAGAGCGCCAGCTTTTCGGGGGACATAGCCCCGAAATACGCCAGCCCCACGGCCAGCCAGTAAGCGAAAAACGTCGTGATTTTTTCCACACTCAGTCCCATAAATTCACCGTTTCAGTTTTCGGGGCGCTGTCGGTTTCGGGCAGTTCTATTGTCGTGCCGTGCGGCAGAATAACGCCCAGCTCCGACAGCCCCGGATTCGCCCACAGCACCGTTTCAACGACGCCCTCAGTGCGCCCGTAATACCGGGCGCAAATCGCATCGAGGGTGTCACCCTGCATCGCCCGGACCTTCATCAGATTTGACCGACAATACAGCGCGGCTTGTCCTGAATACGCGCCACAGACCAGCGCATATCCCGCCACAGTTCATCGATAACCGCCTCAGTGCTTTCCGCTTTACGGTCGCCTTTCGCCGTCGCATCGATGCCGCGATAACGCTCAAACAGCGTGGCGCTGGTCATGGCGCAGACGGCGCGGAAATAGTGAAAACAGCGCACGCTTTCGCCATCGATATCATCGGCAGGCACATCAGCCAGCGTGTCATGCCCTGCGGCCATCTGCTCAACCCGCCACAGAGCAAGCTCCGCATTGGTTTCAGCCATACCGGCTTTAATCGCATCATTCAGGCGCAGCGCGGAAACGGTCTGCTCCAGACGCATCAGCTCACGCACACGCTTCGGATCCACATCAGGAAAAAAGAAGGTGTTTTTTATTACAGGTTCACTCACGCCCGGTGGCGGAATGACCACGCCCGGCACGTCCTGCGGCTCTTTTTTTGGCTCAATAATCACTGTCGTCATGACAACCTCGGGTAATGGGTGGGCGGTGGACGCCGGTCGCAGTCAGGGCAATCAATGCCCGCATTGACCGGCGTGCCGCCCGGCTCGGGGAGCGCTCTGTTAACCTGCGGCTTTTGCCGCTTTCGGGGGACGCCCGCGCCGTGCCGCCGGTTTAGCGGCAGGTTTGCGCGTGCGCGGTTTATTCTGTTTGGGTGCAGGTTCTGCTTTGGGTTTCAGCGCGCGCTCGAGCTGTTCAATATCCTTTTTCACACCGATAGCCCGCTCTAACTGGATCGCACGCTGCAGGTGCGTCAGCGCGTCAGTCAGACGGCCAGCCTCACGCAGCACGTAGCCGGTAATTTTGTGCAGCTTCGCGCGCACGATATCCGGCATGTCTGCCCGTTCGGTCAGTGCGATGGTGTCGAGCAGGAGCGGCAGCCCGACAGGCTGTTTCGCATCGAGCAGGCGCTGCGCTGACAGGGCGACCTCTTCGGCCAGCAAATACGGCGTGGTGCGCCGGTGGCCGCCGGTCGGCATGGTCAGGCCATAGGTCATCGCATAGCGGGCAATCTCCAGCGCACCGGCGATGTCATCCGCATCGAGACGCCACAGCATGACGGTCATGACAATGTCATCCTGCGCCCCTTTACCGGAGCTGAGAACGCCACCCACCCACGGCAGATAAAACGGCAACAGCTCGCGCTTTTTGTCTGCCTTGCGCTCGTTGGAGCGGATTTGTTTTAACGTGCGACAGTCTGCGGCCAGCTTGACGAGCATCTGCTCATAGGCAGTTGCATTACGCAGCGGAGCAGCAGCCCGCCGCGCAGTTTCAGAGGCCGAGACCCGCATCATGTGACGCGCTGCGGGACTCGTCATGGCTTACTCTCCGCTTTCCGGTGCGGCAGGTGCGGTGAAGTCACCTAAATTGATGTTCTCAATCAGGCAACCGGCCGCGTAAGCCTCGATCACATAGTCAATATTCATTGACTCGTAGTTTTCGATACGGTCTTTTTTCGGCTCTTCAATGATGGCGCGGCGGTGTGCGTCATCCATGAAGTAAATCGACAGGTTATCGAGACGCGTCACCATCAGGGCATTCGCCGGGAAGTACGGCACACGCACGGCGGGGAGGTTGCCGATCCGCTTCTGGCTGATGATGATGTCAGCGGCCAGCGTTTCGCTGTTTTCCTGCGTCTTGTTGACCAGCGGGAAATATTTATCCGCCATCAGCTTACGGCCAGTGATAACGACGAGCTCCGGGTCATCCTGATAAATCTCATCAATCAGGTTGGTGGTCGCATCCATGACCAGCGCATCGAGGTTTTCATAGTCACCATTTTTACCCACGCGGATCACATCGGAAATAACCTTGCCGTCTTCGTCGGTGATTTTTGACATCACGCGCGCTGCAGCTTCATTGCGGTACTTCTGCAGCCAGCCCACCGCCACATCCTGCAGCATCGGATTGTTTTTACGGCTGGAGGTCGCCGCACGGGTGATACCGTTGAAACCGGCCATAATGAAATCGAGCGACTGGCGCTTGATAATCGCGTCACGGATACGGGTCTGAAAGTCCTGGAATCGCGCCCACAGGTCGAGCTGTTTGTAACGGATGTGGAAATCGAAGTTGATTTGCGCGCATTCGTATTTGTTGGATTCGAGCGCGGTAAAATCAGCGGTCTTACGTTCATCATCAGCGGCAGTATCGGTGGTGCTGGCAATCGTACCGTTGACGCCCACCCCGACTTTTTCGCCTTTCAGCTCGTCGACCGGCACGATATTCACTTTGGTCAGAAACGCGGATGACGCCTGCAGAGTGGTCATCAGGGTTTGCGTCACGGACGGCTCGACGGTGAATTTCTTTGCCACATCGTCGGTGTCGACGCCGTTCAGTTCCGCCACGCGGGACAGGTAAGCATTAAATTTAAAGCGGGTATCTTTACGCATTGTTATTCCTGTTTCTCTAAAAAGGGGCATCAGGCCGGGTGACGCGCACCCGGCGGGTTATCAGCAGTTGGTCAGCAGCTCGTCGCCCATTCCGCCTTTCGACTTCTCGCGGCGCGGCTGGCGATGGCTTTCGGTGTTATCGAGGGAACTTTTCAGCGTGGTAAACGCCTGCGCGTTTTCTTCGGTCTGGCGGGTCACATCCTGCTTAAACTGCGCAAATGCGGTTTCGAGTTCGGTTAAACGTTTTTCGCTATTGCTCAGGCTGGTCTGCACCTGCTCAGTGACTGTAGTGACCGCCTCATGCACATCTGCCAGACGCCCGTCATCGCTCGCCTGCTTGCGGCTGAAAATGGCTTTGACCTTGTCGGTCAGGCTGTTGAGGACAGTATCGGGGACGTCCTCGAATTCCAGCTCAGCCAGCGTGGCAACGGAAAACAGGTCGTCAGGGTGAGCTTTTTTACCGGCCAACGGGTTCTGGGTCGCACGGCTGCAGAATTCGAGGTATTCGGTGCCGAGGCTTGCCGGGTCATCGGTCACCGCCAGGCCAACGAGATAACATTTGCCGCTGTTGGCGAAGTTAGGGCGGATCTCCATCGAGGTGTAAACTTTCTGACCGCTGCGCACCATGCTGACCAGTTCGTCCAGCGGTGCGATTTTGCCAAACAGCGCCTTTTTGCCATTCAGGGCAGAGTCATCGCTGATGATTTCCGCTTTCACTTCGGTCACGTCGCCATAACGTTTGAGCACACTGTCGGGCAGAATGCCGCGCAGGTGTTCGAGGTTGATGCGGCAACCGTAGACGCGCGGGTCGAAGGAATCCGCCATTTCCTGAATGTCATCACCGCTGATGACACGGCCATCGCAGGTGTCACCCTCGACGCCGATGCGAAACCATTTAGAAACTTTCTTTGCCATTGTTCAGGTGTCCTGATATTGGGTTTTCGGTTCGGGGGTAGTTTCCCGACTCCGCCCCGCATCAGCCACCGCTTGCGGAAGTGCAACCCCTGACACAACAGGGGGTTAGCGATAATGCCCGGCTATTTCCTTAGCCTTGCCCCGTATTCACCAGTACGAGGCAACCATGACCATTTCGACTGACCTCTCCCTTTTGCATGACCCGCGACGACAGGCGCGGCTGTTGTTCTGGCAGGGATTTTCCGTACCACAAATCGCCGACACACTGCAGGTAAAGCGCCCGACCGTGCAGAGCTGGAAACAGCGCGACGGGTGGGAGGAAACCGCCCCGCTTAATCGCGTGGAAACGACGCTCGAGGCGCGCCTGATCCAGCTTTATGCAAAGCCTGACCTGACGCCGCATGACTTCAAGGTCGCTGATTTTCTGTCACGCCAGATGGAGCGATTCGCACGCATCAACCGCTACGGCCAGACCGGTAATGAAGTGGATTTAAACCCCAACATTGCGAGCCGCAATAAAGGGGATCGCAAAAAGCCGAAACGCAATTATTTCAGCGACGAGGCCATCGAAAAGCTGGAAGAGATTTTCTTCGATCAGTCCTTTGAGTATCAGCTCAACTGGCACAAGGCCGGTATCGCGCACCGTATTCGCCACATCCTCAAATCACGCCAGATTGGCGCGACGTTCTACTTTGCGCGTGAGTCCCTCCTGCGTGCGCTTAAGACCGGGCAAAACCAGATATTTTTGTCAGCCAGTAAGACGCAGGCTTACGTGTTCCGAAAGTACATCATCGCCTTTGCGCGCATGGTCGACGTCGACCTGTCAGGAGACCCGATTGTCATCGGCAACAACGGCGCAGAGCTGATTTTTCTCGGGACAAACTCAAACACTGCGCAGAGCCATAACGGCGACCTGTATGTCGATGAAATCTTCTGGATCCCCAACTTTCAGAAGCTGCGCAAAGTCGCCTCGGGGATGGCGTCGCAGTCCCACCTGCGCACCACCTACTTTTCAACACCCTCAACGCTGGCACATGGCGCGTATCCGTTCTGGTCAGGTGAACTGTTTAACCGGGGACGCAGCAACGCGAGCGAGCGCGTCGACATCGATATCAGCCACAAAGCGCTCGCCGGTGGCGTGCTGTGCCCGGACGGCCAGTGGCGGCAGATTGTCACCATCGAGGACGCACTCGCCGGGGGATGCACCCTGTTTAATCTGGATCAGCTGAAACAGGAAAACAGCGCCGACGATTTTCGCAACCTCTTCATGTGCGAGTTTGTTGACGATAAAGCGTCGGTATTCCCGTTCGAGGAGCTACAGCGCTGCATGGTCGATGCGATGGAAGAATGGGAGGACTTTGCGCCGTTCTCTGACCGTCCGTTTAACTGGCGCCCGGTCTGGATTGGCTATGACCCGTCGCACACCGGCGACAGCGCTGGCTGTGCGGTACTGGCTCCACCACTGGTTCCCGGTGGCAAGTTCCGCATCCTTGAGCGTCACCAGTGGAAAGGGATGGATTTTGCGACACAGGCCGAGGCTATCCGCGAGCTGACCGGGAAATATTGCGTCGAGTACATCGGCATCGATGCGACCGGCATCGGCCAGGGGGTTTACCAGCTCGTGCGCTCCTTCTTCCCGGCGGCGCGTGCCATTCGCTACACGCCGGAAATGAAAACTGCGATGGTGCTGAAAGCGAAAGACACCATCCGTCGCGGATGTCTGGAATATGACGCCGGTGCGACCGACATCACACAGTCATTTATGGCTATCCGTAAAACCATGACCAGCAGCGGGCGCAGCTCCACCTATGAGGCCAGCCGCAGCGAAGAGGCCAGCCACGCGGATATTGCGTGGGCGACCATGCACGCCCTGTTAAACGAACCGCTTTCCGCCGGTAGCGGCATGCAATCAACCTCAATTCTGGATATTAACTAAGATGAAAAAACGACAGAAGAAACCCGCCAACATGACCGCCAGCACACCGCAAAAAATGGAGGCGTTCACCTTTGGTGTGCCTTCCCCGGTTCTGGATCGCCGCGACATTCTCGACTACGTAGAGTGTATCAATAACGGGAAATGGTACGAGCCGCCGGTCAACTTCTCGGGGCTGGCAAAAAGCCTGCGCGCCTCCGTTCATCACAGCTCGCCGATTTACGTGAAACGTAACATTCTGGCGAGCACCTACATTCCGCACCCGTTGCTGTCACGTCAGGACTTCAGCCGCCTGGTGCTCGATTATCTGGTCTTTGCCAACGGCTATCTTGAGAAGCGCATGAGCGTCACCGGCCAGCTCTTAAAACTGGAAACCTCACCGGCTAAATACACCCGCCGGGGTGTCGAAGATGGCGTTTACTGGTACGTGTCGAACTACACCCAGCCGCACCCGTTCGCACCCGATTCCGTTTTCCATCTGCTTGAGCCCGATATCAATCAGGAGTTGTACGGGATGCCGGAATACCTGAGCGCACTTAATTCTGCCTGGCTGAATGAGTCCGCTACGCTGTTTCGCCGCAAGTATTACCAGAACGGCGCGCACGCGGGGTACATCATGTACGTCACCGACGCCGCGCAAAGCAGTACCGACGTCGAGTCGCTCCGCAACGCGATGCGTGACTCGAAAGGACTCGGGAATTTCAAAAACTTGTTTTTCTACGCGCCCAACGGCAAACCGGATGGCATCAAGATTGTGCCGTTGAGTGAAGTCGCCACGAAAGATGATTTTTTCAATATCAAAAAGGTTAGTGCAGAAGATTTGTTGAGTGCTCATAGGGTACCACCACAAATGATGGGAATTATGCCTAACAATGTTGGCGGTTTTGGTGATGTTGTAAAAGCTGCACAAGTGTTTGTCCGAAATGAGTTAACTCCTTTACAGGAACGGTTCAAAGAACTAAACAACTGGTTAGAAATGGAAGTTATAAGATTTAAAAAATATTCACTTTGATTTTCAAAATAAACATCTCAACATTATATTCAGCCCTGTAACTCAAGAACCACAGATAAATAAATATCCTCCGGCATAGCCGGAGGTTTTTCAAATGCGCCTATAAGGCTCTCTTACCAGCCGCGCCCTAACAGGCGCACACGATCTGACATTTGCATCCAACTTCGTTAC